TACCTTTTCCATAATATTGTTATTTTGATTATATATTCATAAAACTAAGTCTTATTTTTGTATATAAAAATAAACAACTCATTATGAAAGATTTTTATAGAACATCTGCAGGAAGGAGATTCTTTGAACAAGATGTACCTGCATTAATTGAAACTTTAGGAAAAATATCCACACAGTTAGAAAGGTCAAATGATATTGCAGAAAAGAAAAGAAGAGTAGACGAAAAATTAAAGAAGCTCCAAATTAAAGAATCTAATAAAGTTCCAACAGGAAAGCCTAATAATTTACTCGGACTGTAATGCCTAGTAAAGATATTACATATAAGCAATTTGTTGCTCACATGGATAAGGGTAATAAAGTTTATATGAAGAAACCTAGATCATGGCAAAAAGTTTGGTTTTGGTGGGAAAGCAAAAAAGAAAAATGGTTTTTAAATAAAGCCTTTGATAAAAGAGAAGACGGAAGAGTAGAACCAGAACCTTCAGTATGGATAACTGCAAAACAGATGGAAAGCCACATGGATCACATGGTTAGACAAGGTTATAAATATTATATAGATGAGTAAATTATTATTAGCATTTGCATTGTTCTTTTTAGGGCAATCTGCAATATGGTTTCAAACGAATGGACAGTTTGTATGGCCTTGGTTTAAAAAGAATCCTTTTTTAATTTCAATTATATTTGGTACATCAATAAGTTATGTGTTGATTTATGGTACTAGGTTTATAGTTGAATACTATGATGGTCTTTTGTGGCCAGGTAGATTTATCGCGTTTGGATCAGGTATAATATCATTTACATTTTTAACTTGGTATTTTCTAGGAGAAGGTATTACAACAAAAACAATAGTATCGCTGTGCTTGGCCTGTAGCTTAATAGGCATTCAGCTTTTTTGGAAATGAAAGACCCTTATAAAATATTAGGTGTAGATAGAAATGCTACAGATGATGAGATTAAAAAATCATATAGAAAATTAGCAAAAGAATACCACCCTGATAAATCCACAGGTAATGAAGAAAGATTTAAAGAGGTTGCAGATGCATATGATATATTAACAGATCCAAAAAAGAAATCAAAGTTTGAAGGTAACCCTTTTGGTACATTTAATGATGCTTTCTTTGAAGACTTTATAAAAAATGCAGGTGGTCATGGGTTTGGAGGATTTACTGGTCGTAGTGGGTTTAATACAAAAGGGCAAAATATAACTGCACAGGTATATGTTACATTAGAGGATGCTTATTATGGGTGCGTTAAACAGATAAGGTTAGGTACAAAAACCGTTAGTGTTGATATTAAGCCTGGTGTTAAACCTGGGCAAAGAATGAGATTAAAAGGATTAGGTCAAAGAGGTATGACTGAAGAATTAAATGGTGATCTTATTTTAACAATTCTTGTTCAAGATGATACTAATTTTTATTTAGATAAAAAAGGATTACATACAATTAAGCATATTAATATGTATGATGCACTATTAGGAGGTAAAGGTGAAGTTAAATTATTTGATAAAACAATAACCTATACTATACCTAAGTGTGTTAAGAATGGAACAATGCTCAGGATAAAAAACAAAGGATTTCCTTCTTATAATAATCCTGATATGTTAGGTGATTTTTATGTAAACATATTAGTTGACTTACCTTCTGAATTAAACTCGGAACAGGAAAGTCTTATAAAACAAATGAAAGATTTAGAAAATGGACATTAACGATGAAGAATTTATGAAGTCATTATTAGATCAATTAGAAAATACTAGTTGGGACCAATATATGAACTTATGTTATAATACTATTATGATGTTTCCTGATCAAGTATTTCAGTATGATGAAAAAACAGCAAAACATAAAGTTAAGAGTTTAAGTAGAATATTAAAACATTTTGAAAATAAAGAAGATTTTGAGAAATGCGCTAAGCTCAAAAAGATCCAGGATCAATTAAAAAATTGTTAATAACTTTTAGAAAAAAGTCTCCTAAAAATTTTCAATTCCCAATTTTTTTTATTATATTTATAATATAATTAAATAAACGGAATATGACTGAATACACAAACCTTACTTATCTACAATCCTTCTTGGATGAAATGCGATCTTCCTCTTCAGGAAATCATAAAATTGCAACTCTTAAAAAGTATGCTGATAACTCTGATGAAAATTCTGATAGAGAATTCTTACAGAAAGTTTTCTTCTATACTTACAATCCTTATTTCAAATATAATGTAACTCCTAGGAATTGCAAAAAGAATTCAGATTTACTAGGTCACCCAAATACATACGGTAGTATTTTTACTTTATTGGATGATTTAAGAAATAGGATATGTACCGGTCATACTGCAATTGCAAATGTAAACAGATTCGTCCTAGAGAATAAACAATGGGAAGATATTATTTACTATATGCTAAACCGAGACCTTAATATGGGATGTGGTACTACTTCTATTAATAAGGCAATCCACCCAGATTTAATTCCAACCTTTAAGGTCGCTTTAGCAAATGCATATAATCCTAAGAGAGTGGATTTTCAAAGTGGAGAATGGTACGGATCCAGAAAATTGGATGGTGTAAGATGTATCTGTAGAAAGGAAATGAATACTGTAACATTCTTTTCAAGGAACGGTAAAGAATTTACAACCTTAGGTAATTTAGAAAATGAAATTTCTAAGATAGGTGGAGACTTTATTTTAGATGGAGAAATCTGTATGGTAGATAAAGATGGTAATGAAGACTTCCAAGGAATTATGAAACAAATCAGAAAGAAGGATCATCAAATTGAAAATCCTAAATTCTTTATATTTGATTTTTTAACCTTAGACGAATTTGATGATAAGGTTGGAACTACACCACTTACTGAAAGACTTAAGAATGGATATGATCTCCTTCCAGAAAACATTAACTCTTCCATGTTAGAATTCTTACCACAAGAACAATTAACTACCGAGGAGCAATTTACTGAAATGGCAAAAGAAGCCGAAGAGGCTGGGTTTGAAGGAATCATGGTTAGAAAGAATATTGGTTATGAAGGTAAAAGAAGCCATAATCTTCTAAAGGTTAAAAAATTCCATGATGCTGAATATACAATCCTAGAATGTATGAACGGTACAATGCGATGGACAGAAAATGGAAAGCAGATTGAAAAAGAAGGACTAAGTAATATTATTATTGAACATAAAGGTAACCGTGTAAGTGTAGGATCTGGATTCTCTAAAGAACAAAGAGAACACTACCTCAACAATCATAATGAACTAATCGGTAAAACTGTAACTGTTCAATATTTTGAAGAAAGCCAAAATCAGAACGGTGGTTATTCCCTCCGCTTTCCGGTTGTGAAACACATATATAAGAATGGGAGAGACTGTTAACCGGTCTATTCCATAGCTCACCTGTAGTAAGAGAAAAGTATTTTAATAATATATAATGTATGGAACTATTTGAAGTATATAGCAAAGGAAAAGACATAACCGTTTTTGACGTAGATGATACTTTAGTTGTTACCAAAAGTAAGATTAAGGTTTTCAATCCAAAGACAGGTTATGAGATTGAGCTTACCCCACAAGAATTCAATACCTTTAAGACTAAAGCCTATGACAAATTTGATTTTTCTGATTTTAGAGATTTAGAAATTCTTAAAGGTGGTAAAATTATTGAATGGGTTTTTAACATCTTAAAAAGAACCATAGCAAAAGGTAAAGCTGTAGGAATTATTACAGCAAGAGATGATGCAAAACTTATCTATGATTTTCTCTCACATAACGGAGTAAAGATAAACCCAGACTACATATTTGCTATTAATGACCCTTCTCTAGGATTTACTGGATCTACTGCTCAAAAGAAAAAGGAAGCTTTCATGAAATTTGTTCAAATGGGATTTAGAAACTTTCAATTCTTTGATGACGATAGAGAAAACATTAAAATTGCAAATACCCTAAACAAAGAATTGCCAGAAGTAAAAATGAAGGCTACTTTAATTAAACAAAAATGGATTCCAAACTTCGACGACTTCAGTTAAAGGTAAACGCCTTTAAAAATATTTTACTTAGTATTAGAGATCTTTCTAATTCTTCTACAACTAAAGTTGGTTGTATGGCATTAAAGAAAGACTTTAGTAAAATAGCAAGCTTTGGTTATAATGGATCCTATAGTGGTGCTGAAACTAACAAAGAAACTGGAACAGAAGAAGATTCATTAACACCAGGTGAAAGTGGATTTATTCATGCTGAGGTAAATATGATTGCTAAGTTTCAGGAATATGATCCACAAAATTACATAATACTCTTAACATTATCACCGTGTAAAATGTGTACCAAGATATTGGTTAACGCAGGATTTAAACATGTTTATTGGATTGAAGATTATAGAGATACTGCACATCTTGAAATTTTTAATGAATGTAATGTAACTCACGGTAAAATTTCTAACCTAGTAAATGACTACCATACTATTAAGTATTGAATATATACAAAAAATAGTGTGTTCTCTTGGTTATTGAAGCATTGACATTTAAACTATCATTAGACTTTTTTATTTACTTAAAAAAGTATAAACTTGATGTGTCTAAAATCCGAATAGGATTTTATGACCAGGCAAGCCAGAAAACTGAATTTACCGATTTTGCTAATTCTGCAGAAATGGAATTATTCTACCAAAATAATTATGTACCTTTTGATCCATGCTTTGTTGGAGATTTAGTTTCTATTGAATTATTTTTAGGTGGAAGTACCTTATATGGATTTGAAACAGAATATAGAGCTGAGGATTTAACAGGTAAATTTAAACTTACACAAGGGTCTTCTTTCGATAAGCAAAGAAATAAACAAAGATCTGTTTTAGTAAATAGACAAGTAGAATTTATTAAAAGATCAGTAAATGATTATAGAAAATTCTGGGATGAACTTTATAGAATATATACAACAGGTATCTATTCTCCGTGTTATGCTGTACCTGGATGGTCTGAAGGTACTTGGTATCTTAACCAATTAAGAGAGGTATTTACATCACGAAAAGATACTGATGAATTTCCGTATGATGATGCAAAGATTATTAACGAACCACCGGAATAAATAAAAAAAGATAAGGTTAAATGGCATTCAATCTGAAAGAATATATCATCTATAGAAATGAAGTTAAAAGAGAACTTTTTAACGGGGAAGTAGATGAAAACTTTAAAGCTGTAGCTAATCCATGGGTAGATAATAGAACATATGACGAAGGTCATATAGTATATCATCCTGTTGAAATAGTTGATGTTACTGGTGGAACTAGTGTTTCATCAGAAGCTTTAGCATGGTGGAGAGCAAATAAACGAACTACACAAGGTGTCTTTGAAACTAGTGAATGGGATTTAGTAGGAGGTATAGGTACTGGTGATTTAACTGTTACTGGTTCAAATAGCTTTGGAAAAATATTAGTTAATTATACTGGAGCAACACCATTATTACAATCAAACCCCGATGTCACTCTATCTTCTACAATTCCTAATGATACCTTTAGATTAATTGCAGGAGATGGTGTACAAATACAATATGACTCATCCGTAAATGCAATTAAATTAATTAACACTTCTGCTGGTGGTGAAATAAACCAAGGATTAAATGTAGGTATAGGCGGACAAAATGTTTTTGCCGGAATGAGTGGTACTACATTAGAATTTAAAGGTATAAATACTTCTAATTCAACATCCGTTGTAGGAGAAGCATTAACAGTAGGTACTAATGTAGCTAATAAAAATGTAGTTATTAATTTTAATTCTGCTAACATAGAATTACAAACTTTAGATAATGGTCAACCTTTACTTAATTCTTTATATGATATAAATGCGCCTAACCCAGTAGCTTCTGATTTTTTACAATGGAATGGTACTAAATGGGTAAATGTAAACGCTGCATCTGCTGGATTGATTGGTGCACAAGGTGCTATCGGTTCACAAGGGCCTTTTGGGGTTCAAGGTTCACAAGGTGCACAAGGTTTTACTGGAGCTGATTCAACAGTACAAGGTCCAATTGGCGTACAGGGGAATACGGGTGTTCAAGGTGAGGAAGGTGTTCAAGGTGAGGAAGGTACACAAGGTGCTGCTTCAACTATTACAGGTCCGGCTGGTGCACAAGGTGCGCAAGGGACAGAAGGTAATCCTGGACCACAAGGTGCTGATTCAACAGTACAAGGACCGCAAGGTGTACAAGGTTTAAGTGGAGCCGATGGTTCTTTTGGTGGTGCCACGTTTGATTATGAATTTAATACTACATTAGCGGTAGCAGATCCAGGCTTTAGTTATGTTTCATTAAATAATCAAGGAGGATCACAAGATACATCAACTATTATGTGTATTAATGAAAGTGGTATAACTGGTCAATCCATTACTACTTTTTTACAAACTATATTATCTTCTACCTCAATACCTAAAGGTCATGTTAGAATATCTGCAAAGTCAGACCCAAATGAATTTATATTATTTCAAATAACTACATTAAGTCATGAACCAACAGGAACTCCAACTTACTGGGAATTAGATGTTGTACCTGTAGCTTCTACAGAGACCGATCCTTTTACAATGGATGAAGATGTATTATTATCTTTTGTTGTAACAGGTGATCAAGGGCCACAGGGACCACAAGGTGCAACTGGGCTTGACTCGGTTGTACAAGGCCCACAGGGTGCTCAAGGTGATCAAGGACCACAGGGTGCTGATTCAACAGTCCAAGGTGCAACTGGTGGTGTAGGTTCACAAGGACCACAGGGAGCACAAGGTAATGACGGTGTTGGGTCTCAAGGTAATGACGGTGCACAAGGCGCACAAGGTAATGAAGGCCCAGGTTCTCAAGGTGCTGATGGAACACAAGGTGGTGATGGTCCACAGGGTACACAAGGTTCAACTGGTGTTGGGGCTCAAGGTGCCCAAGGTGCTGATGGAATTGGATCTCAAGGTGCCCAAGGTACTGATGGGACACAAGGTTCAACAGGTTCTGTTAGCGGTACAGTTGCATACGGATCAATGCAAGATAATTTAAATAGTGCTGCTGTTTATAATTTAACATCTACGCCTACAGGTTTATTATTGCCTCAAGGTGAATTAAATCAAATGGGGTTTGCAAATAGTGGAGGTGCACCGCAAGGTAATCTATTAGTAATTAATGCAGGTGAGGCTGGTAATTATAAAGCAACATTTACTTTATCTGGTGATGTAACTATAAGTGAACAGGTAGGTGCAGAAATTTTTGTTAATGGTGTACCATATAGTGGTAATCAGAATGCAGTGGCTATAACTAATTTTACTGCAGGTTCATATTCTACTATTTCTATAAGTGATATATTAGATCTTAATGGTGGTGACTCAGTAGAAATAAGAATGTACTGTACTGCAAATACGGCACTCACACCTGCTAATGTAGGATTTATTTTAACTAAGCTTGTAGGTAATGGTGTACAAGGTGCGCAAGGTGCTGACGGTATTGGGACACAAGGACCTGAAGGTTCAGGTACCCAAGGTGAAGAAGGTTCTCAAGGACCTGCTGGTTCAGGTACCCAAGGTGCCGGTGGTACTCAAGGTAATGATGGTACACAAGGACCACAAGGTGCCAATGGTATAGGTTCTCAAGGATCACAAGGATCAACAGGTACAGGTGCTCAAGGAGCCCAGGGTGCACAAGGTATACAGGGTGAGGATGGTACACAAGGATCAACTGGTACAGGTTCGCAAGGTAATGATGGTGTCCAAGGACCACAAGGTGAAGTTGGTACTACTGGTACCCAGGGAGAAACTGGAGTTGGCTCACAAGGTAATGATGGTGCACAAGGTGCACAAGGTGAAGTTGGTACTACTGGTTCACAAGGACCAACAGGTATAACACCATTAAATACAGGTTGTGAAGTAATACCACAAGGTGAAGTATTTGTAACTAATTCAACAATTGCTGGAACCTTTACTATAAATAATTCAAATGCCGCTAGTGTTACTCAAGTGTTTGTAAGCAGCACATCATCAAGTACATTAGGTGCCGCTAATCTTAGTGATAGAATTTCGCTATCACAATCAGATGGTGAATCTGATACATATTTTGTTAATAATGTTATATCAAACCAAGTAATGGGCGTATCATATATTGGTGGTTCTGGGCAAACATTCGCTTCATCAACCGATACTGTTTATTGTATTCAACCACAAGGACCACAAGGTACTCAAGGTCCTAATGGACCACAAGGTGCAAATGGTGTTCAAGGATTTCAAGGACCTGGCGGTCCACAAGGACCTGAAGGTTCAGGTACACAAGGAGCTGAAGGTTCAGGTACACAAGGTACACAAGGTCCTGCAGGATCTTCTGTGGAAGGTACTAGGATTGTAGTAGCAGAAGGTTCAATGCACGTGAGAGGTGGTTTACCTAGATATGACGCAGATCCAAACAACTCTACTTGGTTAGTATCTAATGTCGGAAACACCGCCGCGGCAGTATCTGCTGGACTTGGGTGGGCTTCATCAGAATGGTCAGGTAATGTAGCAGGAGCTGGAATTATAGCAGGAGCTAGTGGCACAGATGATTTATTCTGGTTAATGCCAGCCGGCATAGTACTCCAACATAGTTATGTGGAGGGCGATAAGTTTACTTACAGAGCTACATGGACTTCACACAGTACAGTACCGTTTGTATCAACAGCAAGAATAGGGGTTGCATTATTTAGATGGCAATGTTCAGGTGAAGTTTTAAACGGAGAAGGTACATGGGAACAGGTTTCTAATCAGGGTACGTCAAGCCAAATGGCAATTAGTAATATTGGCGATTCATTCGGTAGAGCCTATACATGTATGAATACTATTCTTACTATTTCAGCTGCAGCCGGAACTGGAATAAACAGATTTACTGATCGCTTAATGATAGGATATGCTACAAATGATAATACTTCTGAAAATGTAACTACAGCCTCTGATATGGGATGTACTTGGAAGCTTATTGAAGGTGAAGATCAATCATTCTAATTAAACAATTTTAATTTTCTAAGTATAATAACTATAAAGGGATAATAGTATGGAAAATACAGAAAACGAAAGACTTCAGTGGATTAAAGGTGATAAGATAGGTGTAGTAGAAACTTTAAATGGAATTGATGGTGAATGGACTACCTTTGAAGGAGGGGGTAGAATAGCAACAAATTTAATAAGCGAGTTTTTACAACCTATTGATGGAGAGCCGTTAAATTTTGATAATGCCTCACCACCTACACTTGCCTTAAAAAAGGCAGCCGAGGTTTATAAGGAAAAGATACCTACACAGGAAGTCACCACATCTCCAATAAGAACTCTATTTGACAAGCAGAAAAAGAATGATAAAATAAAACTTAATCTTACATTTCCGATAGAACTTCCTAAAAAAGCTATATATGAAATTATTAGTTCTTCATTTGATTTAGATGAAGTTAATGATGAATTAGAATCATTTATAAAAGATCAAATAAATGATGACTTAATTTATGACAGTCTTTTTGATAGCATTAAAGAGTTAATATCTTCAAGATATAAAAACGATTAATAAGTAACAGTATGATTAATGAAAAGTTGGATCTTGTAATACAAGGTAAATATGATTCTTATGTTAGTGGCTTAATTGATCATTACTCAAAATTACCTTTCATTAATAAGATTATAATTTCTGATTTTGAAAATGGTGAAATACCTAAACTTAATAAAGTTATTCATGTTACATGCCCTATACCAGAAGACCCTGGTACAGGTAATAGAAATTTACAAATAGCAACTTCATATAATGGCCTAAAGGCGGTTACTACTAATTATGCAATAAAGATAAGGTCAGATCAAAAATATTCACTTATATGTATGGAAAATATGTATAAGTTTTTTATTGAAAATAAAGAAAGAGAATTAACCTTTTATGAAGATTCATCAAAGCCTAAAAACAGCATTATAACAGGTGGCTTGTTTTCACCTTTCCCATTTCATCCTAGAGATCATATATTCTTTGGGCATATAGAAGACTTATTAGATTTATTTAATATACCTTATGAAACCCCTAACTTTACAAAGGTTTATGGTATAGCTAAAGAATATGAGTCTTGGCATTATGATAAACATATAAGAACAGAATCATATATAGGAACACATTATTGTTCTAACTTTAATAAAAAACTAAAACACTTTTTAAAATATCCTAAAGTATATTTACATGACGGTTCAATTAAAAGAGATTGGGCCATGAAAATAAGTAATGAAATTTCTCATAAAATTTTTAAGCCTGTACCTTCTAAATTTTTAGACCTTGAATGGCCAAAGTATGGGTGGGAAGAATACCGAGTAGACTCACAAAGAGATATTTTCGGAGAACGGTGGGCAGAAGATTTTGTCTAAGCACCTAGATAAACTACTATAATATATAATAAAATTAATCATATGACACAGGCACCAAATAGAAGACAAAGAAGATTAGCAATGAAGTATCAAGGTATGCTTAAAGCTAAGAGTAAACTCCCATTCCAAAAATGGATGGAAGTAACCAGAGAAAATCTTGAGAGAGGTAAAGAATTACATGCAGCTAATACTGATGCAGTAGAAAAAAGAATTGCAGAGCAGTTAGAATCTATTGAAGAAAGAAAAATAGTAGCCTGGAAAGAAACTGGTTATAATGATAAAGAAATTGAAATGTTAAGAGAAGCTAATGCTATCTTAGCTATTAGAGATAAGAAAACTTGGCATACTGATAAAAAGGTTGCTAGGAAGCTTATGAAAGAAGCTAGAGAATCTTTAAATAAAAGAATTAATGATTAAAATTGTTTTAGAGCCTGCAAGAAATGGTGTCATCAAAAGAGTAATTGATGACAATCATGGAGGTGGGAAAGAACAATGGACTTCAACCGATGTATTTGAATCAAATGAAGATCATAGAAATAAATATGAATACATAATGAGATTCTTCTGGGAACTCTGTGATGACTTAGGTTTAGAATGTGGAAACAAATTTGAAAAAGATGTTCTACGAATTAAGACAGAATGGGGTACTCATTATGAACCTAATACAAAGGAAATTGAAAGTAAAATAAAAGAACTCCAAGCCGAGATCGATTTATTAACTGAATGGAAACAAACATAGAATTTAATTTTATATACTCTAAAGATGCCGTAAAGGTAAAAACATTCTTAGGAAATGTACCTAGAAATATTGAATGTATCAATTACATGGATATTTTTAATAAGTTAACTAAAAATGATTTTTATCAATCAGAACCTTCAGATGCAGTTGTTTCTTCTTATCTTATGAAGCAATTACAAACTGTTTTGGATAGAAATACTACAACATCAATATTTTATGTTTTAGGAAATTTATCAGAGCCTACTGTTAAAGGAATAAAATCATACGTGGAATCTTTAACTAATAAAGAAATTGAATATAACATTTATCATTCACCTGACATTAATGTAAACGGTAGCGCTAAACTGTTTAAAAATGTCGTTGAGTTTGAATGAAAGCACATAGAATATTTACTAAAGGGCAAACTGTTTATTGTTTGTTATCTTCATTTAGCAAACCTAATGTTCTGCTGCCTATAAAAGGTCTTATTGTAGATACACAATGGGATCCTATTAATCCTCTATATAAGATTCGTATTATTAAAATGTATGATAATATGAAATATCTTAAGTCTCATTTTTTTGATATGAATTTTAAATATGAATTCAACAACAGGGCTAGAAAAATGCCACTAAAAAAGGAAGACTTTAAAAATGTAAAAACTTTAGAGGAAAGATTTGATGAAAGTGATAGAGAAAGATTTTATGTAATAGTAGAATCTGTCATGTGTAAAAAAACAAAAAATGATTTACAAGATTTATTTGAAAAGGTTCAATTTTATATAATATCAAAAAACTTAAAAGAAATAAGAGATATCTCATCAAGACCATTTTTTAAAGGTTCTCTTTCAACCGACAGTACACAAGAGTTTAATGTAAGGTTTAAAAAAGGTTGGAATGATAAATTTCAGAAAGGAGATATCAGTATAGATAAGTATCTCAACAGCTTAAGCTGAATATATACAAAAAATAGACTCAATATATGTCATTCTCTGATAAGATAGGAAAGCTTAACGATGCACTATTTCCAACTAACCCTAGTAAAGAAACAGACCAAAGACTTGGTGTATTTGGTGGAGAATCATTTGGGTTTGCTCATGGAGTAGAAACTTTATTTGCTAAAAGCTTTTATGCTAACGGTGCAGCACCTGATGAATTTGCAGTTGCGGTAGGAATGAATCAGATTGTTCCTAGATCTATTTTTAATCGTTATGCTCTGTTTAATTTTAGAGGTATGTATGGTGGATTAACTGGAGGAGAAGTATTTAATGGATTTTTTGATCAACCTAATAATCCAATTATGGGAGGTGAGGCTGCAAGAAATTTATCCATAGCTAAATTAATGGAATACTTTAATGAAAACTACCCTAGGATATCTTATACAGCACAAGACTTTTTATATTGCAAATATTATAAAAAAATTCCGGTTAATCACTTAATCACATTAAGAAGATTTCCAACACCTGTAAATGATAATATTTTTGATTTAAAGTTGGATGTTGCAGGAAAAGATCCTAAAACACCTAGGGCTGCTAGTAATGTAGATGCTACTCAAACTGCAGGTGTTACTGCTGTTACATATATGGGTGAACAGGCAGGTAATAAATTAGATGATATTTTAACAATGTCATATGGGTTAAACTATAAGGAAGTTAAATCTGAAATGGAAGATATCAGTAGCGGTGACGGTGGATATACATCTCAACCGTTTTACTCTAAGATGGGTGGTGTTGGTAGAGCAACTGCTGATGCATTTAAAGGTATCAGTTCAAGACAAAAGTTTGCAGCACAAAACATGTCTACTGGTGATAAGCTAGGTACTACTTATGCTAACTTTGTAATAGGACCTGTTAATGTTATTGATTCTACACAGATTAGAGATCGTGGTATGAAATTTTCAAATGACTTAAAACTTAATTTTGAATATGAACTTAAATCTCTCAATTATGTTAATCCTAAAATTGCAATGATTGACATTATTAGTAATATGTTAACTATGACTTATAATAATGGACAGTTCTTCGGAGGTGGTCAAAGATATTATGGTAGTGCTGGAGCAGTGGCTAGTCAATTTGGAGATATTAATAAATTAAAACAAGGTGACTTTAGTGGATATATTGGAAGTGTTGTTACAGATGTTGAAACAGGATTTAAGAATGTATTCGGTGGAGGTACTGGTGAATTTAATTTAGAAAATGGTATAGAAGGATTACTTAAAGTTGGTAAAACAATGTTAGGTAATATGCTAGGAGGATTTTTAAGTGATAATGTTGGTGCTGTTTCAGGTACACAAGCATCTAAAGCTTTAATAAGTGCTGAACCTACTGGTGACTGGCATGTAACCGTAGGTAATCCACTTAACCCAATTGTTACAATGGGTAATATGTATTGTGATAATTCAACAATGACATTAGGACATGGTTTAGGGTATGATGATTTTCCTATGGAAGTTAAATTTGAAATAGATCTTAAACACGGTAAGCCTAGAGATAAAGGTGACATAGAAAATATGTTTAATGCAGGTCGTGGTAGAATTTATGCTTCTGCTGCCGGTGAGGAAGATATTTTAAATTTAGCAGGTGTTGATGTTGCAACCTATGGGTCAGTTAAGGCAGGAAAAACAAACACACAATCTACACAAAGCGCCCCTGCAGGTTCTGTTAAAAGTAATAAGATAAGTAACATTAAAAATAATCCAAATAAACAAGCTACTGGCGATTCGGCCGAATATATTTCTAACACTGTTAGTATGTTTATTGATTCTTAATATAATAATAAAACATGGATGTAAAATCATTAACATTAAAAAATAAATTAATAATAGATGAAACAGGTGAGGGGTATTGGGATCTTACTGCACCGTCATTTATTTATGATTCTGATTTAGGTGTAAAGGCATTGCATTATGTAATGCAAGATGAAGTAGGTAGAATAGATAAAATTTCAAATACCTATTTTGGTAGTGCTGAATTCATAGATGCCATTTGTGTAGTCAATAATATTTTTAATCCTTTTAGTGTTAATGAAGGTGATGTTTTAGTTATACCTAATTTAAGTAGAAAAGATTTAGTTTATAAGAGACCTAATCCTGCGACAAGACCTAATGATGTACAAGAAGCGTATGTGGATACGGGTAGACAGAGTGAAAAGGATCAGGCAAGAATACAGAGATTAATTGAAAAGGCAAAGAAAAGCGAAGCTGGGGTAAAACAACCAATGCCTCCTAATATGCTACAACCTGGACAAGAATCCAAAACGTTCAGTGGAGGTAAGATTCAATTAGGAACTAACTTACCAAGTAGAAACACTAAAGCTAATTAATAATATGTCAGCAGTAGAAAGAAATATACTTACGGTTATTGAACCGACGATAGAGCTTGATGAATTAGAAATCACTGATGTAGAAAGCGGAACAGAAAATTCAGATAATAATACCATAAAAGAAAAACCTAGTAAGTTTTCTACAATGATACCTCTTATTAGAATTAATTCATATGAAGTACAGGGCGATAGATTAGAAATGTTTGAATTAGATTGTACTGGGTTTTATCCTACTTGTAGATTTAGTTTCTTTGATAGGGATGGGATGTTTACTGCTAGATTTTTTCCAAAAGATGGTGATATTATTCAAACTTATATTAGGTCACAAGGTAATGAAACTACATTTAAACCAATAAGAATAGATTTTACAGTAGAAAAAATTGAACCGTTAGGTGGAGGTGGAGCCACGGATACATCGTCACAATTAATGGTTGAAGGCAGAATGCATGTACCAAACCTATTTACCGAAAAGGTACAATTCCAAGATAATACAAGTTGGAATTCATTACAATCAATTGCAGAGGAATTAAAATTAGGATATGCATCTAATGTTGAAGATACTACAGATCAACAAATATGGACAAACCCATATGACACAGCTCAAAAATTTATAGAAGATATAACATCAAATTCATATTTAAATGATGATTCCTTTTTTACTGCATATATTGATCCTTACTATTATTTAACATTTGTTGATGCTAATAAATTCTTCGGACAAGAAGATGATTTAGAAACTAGCCAAATGTTTCAACAAAATGCAATGGACACTATGGGAAGTGGTGATGAAGCGGATAGTGAAACTACGTTTCCTAATATGCTAAGTAACCAATTAGATTTACAAGGTACTGCAAGATACATATCTAAATACCAACAAGTTAACAACAGTGGAAAAATCAGTAAGAATAACGGCTATAAAAGGTATACTCAATATTGGGATCTTAATGCAAAAGAATTCGTAAGTGAATTTGTTGATCCTTTAACTAATGATACTCCAGGTATGATACCTGTTACAAAAGGTAGAACTATTAATGGAGAAGTAGAAGGTCCTAGAACAGATCAAGTTAAATTTAAATTTTTAGGTACACAAGGTGATAATGTACATGAAAATTATTATTATGCTTCCATACAGAATTTCCAAAACCTTGCAGAGATTAATAAATTAGGAATGACGGTTGAATTAGATACAGTCAATCCTGCTATAATGAGGTATAGTAGAATTTATTGTCATATGATGGAAACTGCACAAATGGTAAAAGGTACTTTAACTGCTCCAGAAAATGATGAAGAGGCACCTAGTGATTCTCAGAGAAGAACGGATACACCTGACAATTTAGGTAGTGATGTTGATAATGAATATGGAGTTGTTAATGAATACCTATCTGGATTTTATGTTATAACTGGGATTGAATATTTTATGACAAAAGGACCACAGCCTGGCGGACAAGGATTAAGGCAGAGATTACATTTACGTAGAAGAGAAGTGACTCCGTCTACATAATGAATAAATAAAAAAACAAAGTATAGATGCCAATAACAGATTTAGCAAATCAAAAAGTACCTGAAGGATTAAATGATCTAGCAGCTAACTTTAATAAATCATTTCCTAACAGTTATGATTTTGCAAAGACCTTTGTGCAGACGCCTTCATCTGCAGCAGGTGGTGGAAACGGTGTTACTAGTTTAGATGACCCTACTTATTTAGGTTTTAATATTAGATTTGATATACATAGTCCACTTTTTAACGGTGCTACTACAGGTAATCCTGCAATACCAGCAGGACAGGATCCTACTTCGTTTGAAGGGGGTGATGCTGGTGAACAAGGTTCTCATCCTGGTGGAGAATCAGCTGTAGGTTATTTAAATAAGTTAGGTGAGGTTACTAGAGCAACATACTTAAAGGCATTTATACAAGGGCTAAGAGAAATACAAACAACAAGACCTTACTATTTTCAAACTATAGAAGGTTTACAAGAAGCATTTAATAAAACAGTTACAATGACTCCTTATGGTGGTTCTGCTGAAGGTGAAGGTATTACTGTTGGTTTATTAGAGGCAATTGATTTAAAAATGTCTGCATTATTTAATTTGTATAAATCTGCATGTTATGATGTAAAATATAGAAGAACACTTTTACCTATTAACCTTATGTATTTTACGTGTTATGTTGATGTTGTAGAAATTAGGAAATTTAAATCTGTTAGAAATTTTATAAATGCATTAAATCCTTTATCACCTGATCCAGAGCTTAGTAAATTTGTAAATGACAATGCATCAAAGATAACATTAAGATTTGATGAATGTTTATGGGATGTTACTGCAAGTGGTCAGGTATTTGCAAATGTTACAAACATACAAGGTGAACCTGGTAATTTTGCTACCTCATCCATGAAATGGAGTTATGGTGCAGTTGAAATACAATCACAGTTTGCAGGTTACGATTCGGCTTTAATAGATTCAGCGCCTAAACAACCAAAAACATTTGGTGATTTAGCAAAAGCAGCCGGTAAAAAATTATTAGATAAACAAGTAGCAGGTCTTGAAAATTTTGTACAGAGAAAGGCACTAAGTTTTGTACAAGGATTAAAGCTAGGTAATGTTTATGGTTTTATAAATAATGCTTTAAATGTAATTAATAATCCACAAGGTTTATTAGGTACCTTACAGGGAGCTGCTGCGCAAGAAGCTACAACCCCAGGATTCCAAGATAATATTGATTCTAATGTTTATGAAGGTGAATTGCCACCAGGCGGAAGTACCCAGACACTGGAATCTACTAACATTATGCCAGAAGGTGGTGATAGACCACCAATAACCCAAACTAATATATTTGGTACTGCCCCATCTGGACCAGCACCATTAGAACCTAGTAATATATTTGAAGGAGATATTCCACCAGGAGGTAGTACACAAAGTATAGAAAGTAGTAATATATTAGAAGATTAATAAATGGGAAAGTTAACGACAAAAGACTTAAAGGATGATAATCTAAAAGGTACTCAATGGATAGGTATTGTTGAAGATACTGAAGATGATATTTTTGAAGGGAGATGTAGAATTAGAGTTTTTGGAAAAATGGATCAAAGAGAAGATCCTGAAGATCCACAAAGCGCATACTTAATGCCAACTGAATCTTTACCTTGGGCAAGACCGTCGGTTGCTTCTTCAGGTGGAAGTAACACTGGGAGTGGTACATTTTCAGTACCTAAACTCGGCACTGTATTAAGAGTAAC